GGGCGGGTGTGCGTGTTGTTGAATTGCCGCCAACTGAGGTGCAACACGCGTGCGCCGCATTTTTTGACGACCTAGCGAATGGGCGTTTGTGTATTCGTCGCAACGCTGCACTTGATGTGGCAACATTGGCAGTGACTAGGCAAACTATCGGCGACGCGTGGCGCTGGGCGCGGCGTGATAGTTCAGACATAACACCACTCATGGCGGTAACGTTGGCGACGTGGGCGGCTACTCGCCGTCAGAACGCGGCGACGGTGCCGCGTGTGGTGGACCCGTGGAGCAGTGACTATGCGTGAAATTTTGACAACGGTTTTGGAAGTGTGCGGCGCGGCGTTGGTTTGTGTCGGTTTAGGTTTGGTATTCATTCCCGCGGGCGTTATTGCTGCGGGTGCTAGTTTGATTTTGACAGGATGGCTGGTTGCCCGATGAGCATTATTTCGAAACGTGAGCGCCGAGAGTTTTACCCGTTGCAAAATTCGGGTTTCGGTACCGTTACGAATTGGACCGGTGAACCCGTCAATGAGACAACGGCGCTGCAGGTTTCGGCCGTCATGGCGTGCGTTGGCCTCATTGCCGACAGTGTGGCCTCGTTGCCGTTGCGCAGTATTCGCAAGGTTGGCGACCGCAATGTTCAAATGGGCACGCCGCCAATTTTTCTGGACCCGTCAGGGACCGTGACGGCGTACGAACTAATTCACCAAACGGTGACCAGTTTGGCGTTGCATGGCAACGCGTACATTTACGTGGACCGCCGCAGCGACGGCACACCAATTGCACTGACACCGTTGGCGCCCTCGAATGTTGACGTGGTTTCGTTGAACATGCAAACGCGCACCTATTCGGTTAGCGGTCAACCGGTACCGCAAGAAAACATGCTGCACATTCGTTGGTGGGCGCCACCGCAGGCCGTTGTTGGTATTTCACCTATTGAGGAACAGAAAACCACTATTGGTTTGGCGTTGGCAATGGAACGCCACCTGGCGCAATTCTACGCCGAGGGCGGTACGCCCTCAAGTGTTATTGAAACCGATAACGAAATGACGGCGCAGCAGGCAAAAGTTTTGCGCGAGACATGGTTTGACCAACACAACCGCCGGCGCCGCCCTGCGGTGTTGACGGGTGGCATGAAGTGGCGGCCCGTCACTGCTAGTGCGGCGGATATGGAAATAAACGCGACACGTGAACAGCAGGTGCTGCAGGTTGCGCGCATTTTCCGTGTTCCGTCATACCTCATAGGCGCGAAGGGTGACTCGCAAACGTACGCGAACGCAGAAATGGCCGGCCAACATTTCGTCACGTACACACTCATGCCATGGCTACGCCGCCTAGAAGACGCGTTTTCAAGTTTGTTGACTCGCCCAAATTTCGTGCGGTTTGACGTTGACGCGTTCCTACGTGCCGACACACTTTCACGCCTGCGCGCATATCAGTTGGCGGTTTCGACGGGTATCAAAACACCGAACGAGTGCCGCGTCACTGAGGGCCTCGAACCTTACGAGGGCGGCGACGACTTCGTAATGGCGCTGCCAGGTTCGCCAATGGCGGGACCTGGCGAGACACCGCCACCCGTGGGCGTTGACGCGGAGCCGCCGTTGTAATGGCCTCGTACACGCCAACGGCAGCAATGCGCAGCGAAGCCCAGCAAGGTTTGGAATGGCGCGAGCAATTCGGGCGCGGTGGCACCGCCGTTGGTGTCGCACGTGCTAGGGACATCCTGAACCGCGATCTGTCTCTCGACACCGTAAAACGAATGGCGTCATATTTTGCCCGCCATTTGGTAGATAAAGACGCCGAAGGTTTCCGCGCAGGCGAGGAAGGTTTCCCATCTGCGGGCCGTGTTGCGTGGGCGTTGTGGGGTGGCGACGCAGGGCGCGCGTGGTCCTTGGCGATAATTTCAGAAAACAAAACATCCGAAAAGGAAACAAACAACATGAACCTCGACGAACTCGAAACCCGCGACGGTGAACTCGCCGACCTCGGTTTCACACCACGCCAGGCGTTGCAATATGACAACGACGAAAAGTTGGTGGAACTATTCGGCAAGTATTCGCAAGATAGCGGCGCCAACGGTGCGCACTATGCGGCCCCGTCGCCGTTCGTCGCAGATGGTTTGGTTTGTAGTTCGTGCGTGTTTTATGACGGCGCCCGTTCGTGCGAAATTGTCGAGGGCGACATTGCGCCCGATGGTATTTGTAAACGTTGGATAATTCCCGAAGGTTTGGTAGCGCCCGAAGCGGCCGCACCTGACACGGGCGACGCCTCAGACATGGGCGACGCCTCAGAAATGGGCGACATGGGCGACCTCGGAGTTAGTGCCGTCAGGTACTCGGCGTTAGAAATTGAACACCGAAAAGTGCAAGGCCGCGACGTTGAATTCCGTACCGTTTCGGTTGGAACAATTGAGGTGCGCGCCGCACATGAGGGCCAGCCGATGCGGTTCCGTGGATACGCTGCGGTTTTTGACTCGCCGTCGGAACCGTTGCCATTCATTGAAACCATTCGCCCTGGCGCGTTCAAACGTTCACTGCAGGCGGGCCGTGAGGTTCGTATGTTCGTGAACCACAACACCGACATGGTGCTGGGTTCGACACGTTCAGGCACAGTGAAAGTGACCGAGGATAGCCGCGGGCTATTAGTTGAGGGCGAATTCCCAGACACAACCTACGCGCGCGACCTTTCGGCACTCATGCAACGCGGCGACGTTCACGGCATGTCGTTTGGTTTCAGTGTTCCCCGTGGCGGTGACGTGTGGGCCGAGAATGGCGCGCAACGCACACTGACCGAGATAATTTTGCACGAGGTATCAGTAGTAACGGGTTTTCCTGCTTACCCTGGCACCACCGGTGCGACTATTCGCACCGCAGAAATTGAAACACATAACGACAACACCACTGCGGCCACGGTGCCGGTGTCGGTGTCACGTCGAATGAATGATCTTTACGCCCGCAAGGCGTAAGAACTCAGACCGGAACGGCGCGTTCGGACCAGCGACGGTTGGCACCACCGCAGAACGTCACCACCTGAACCCCCAAACAACCAACCCCCCAAACACAAAGGACAAAAAACCATGAGCGAATTTATCGCCGAACTGTCAGAACAGCGGGCCAAAGCGTGGGAACAGGCAAAGGCATTGCTAGACGTTGCAACCAACGAAAAGCGCGACCTTTCCGCCGAGGAAGCCCAAACGTTCGACCGTATCAACGCCGACCTTGACGTGAAAGACTCACGCATTAAGGCCATTCTTGACGCCGAACAACGCGACCGCGACATTCAAGAAAGCCGCGCACGCCTCGGCGTTCCCGCCAACCTCGGCGGCGCTGCCGCAGAAGTTGACCACGACGATGTGACGGTTCGCCGTTTGTTGTCAGGTGAACAGCGCACCGCCAAATTTGAGAAGCGCGCTATCACTAAGGGCAGCGCAACCCTCGTGCCGTCGTCGGTCTATGACCGCATTGTTGAGCACATGGTCCAGGCAAACATTGTGCGCAATTATGCAACCGTATTGACCACCGCAAGTGGTGACGCGTTAGCAATTCCGAAGTCGACCGCATTTAGCACCGCCAGCATTGTTGGCGAGGCTGCGCAGGCTAGCGCCTCGGACCCGACATTGGGAACCGCAACACTCAACGCGTACAAGTACGTGGTGCTTGTTCAAATGTCGAACGAACTCGCGCAAGATGCCACCGTTGACGTTGCCGGTTTCTTGGCACGTCAAGCAGGCATGGCCATTGGTGTTGCAACTCGTGGACACATGACCACGGGCGACGGTTCGAGCAAGCCTTACGGTATCGTCACCAACGCCACAACCGGCGTGACCGGTGCCGCTGCCGTTTCGGGTGTTTTCACCGCCGACAACCTTATTGACCTCAACTACTCGGTTTCTAGCACCTACAAGGCGCAGCCAGGCGTGGCGTGGATGATGAACTCAACCGCCATGGCCGCTGCACGTAAATTGAAGGACACCACGAACCAGTATTTGTTCGCGCCTGGCCTCAATGGTGTTGCAGACACGTTGCTGGGTTTCCCCGTTCATATCAACGACTCAATGGCTAGCCCTGCGGTTGCCGCTAAGTCTGTTTTGTTCGGTCACCTGCCGTCATATTTCATTCGTGAAGTCAACGGCATTGAAGTTGCGGTATCTGACGACTTCGCGTTCGACTACAGCGTGCGCACGTTCCGTGTGTCGCTGCGCACTGACGGTGTTTTGGTTGACCAAACCGGCGCCGTTAAGTGTTTCGTCGGTGGCGCCGTTTCCTGATAAGCACCAACGCCGCAACGGTGTTGAACCGTTGAGCATTGACGGCCACCGCCGCCGCGTGAGACGCGGCGGCGGTGAACCGTTCACCCACCCACTTTTATTTGTAAAGGTTGCAGCATGAAAATACGAATGCTAATAAACATTTCGGGAACCATTGACGGGCAAGAATGGCCAGAACGTGGCGGTGTCATTGACGTTGCCGAACACGTCGCCGCAGACATGATCGGCAACAAATTTGCCGAGGTTTGCGACGAACTCGAAACGGCCGCAGTGGACCCCGTGAAAGAAACCGCCGCCAAACCCGCTGCCCGTACTCGTAAGGCGTGACGCGTGCCCATTACGACCTCGCAGGTTACAGTAGGCACGACCCGTGTTTTATTGCACCAAACCGACGCCGACGGCTGCACAATTTCACTACATATGGAAGCAGGTTCAGGCCAGCACATTCACATCGGCGACGCCACCGTCACCACTGCGAACGGTTTAGAAATTGACGCACACCAGGTTATCCAGTTCACGTTGCCGCCCACTTCGGCGCTATATGGCGTCAAAGATAGTGGCACCGCTGAGGTTTCTATTATGGCGGTGAACTAATGGCCATCACGAACGGATACTGCACCCTGGCCGAGGTTAAAGCCGCGTTGCGTATCACCGACAACATTGACGACACGTTGTTAGAAAACGCGGTAGAAGCCGCCTCACGTCGAATAGACGGCGAATGTTCGCGCCGTTTCTACATTGACGCAACAACTAGCGCGCGCACTTATGCAGCGAACCGCAGCGCGTTTGTGTTCATTGATGACGTTGCAACCCTCACCGGTTTAGTTGTCAAAGTAGACGACACGTTTTCGGGTTCGTACTCAAAAACATTGACCGCCGGCACTGACTACCAAACCGAACCAACAAACGCCGCCGCACAAACTGAACCCGTCACAATGCTACGCGCAATCAATGCGGGCTTCCCCGTTGAGGGCAACGGGCGTGCGCTAATTGAAGTCACCGCCAAATGGGGCTGGCCTGCTATCCCTGACGCAATACGCGAGGCCACCGTTCTACTAGCGGCCCGCCAATTCAAGCGCCTCGACTCGCCGTTAGGTGTTGCAGGTTTCGGGGACCTCGGCGCAATTGTTGTGCGTCGCATTGACCCCGACGTCGCCGCAATGGTCGCACCATTCAAAACGTTTGTGGTGGCCTAATGCCGGCGTCAATATCTGCGCTACGTTCGGGACTTGCCACACGGCTAGGCAACATTTCAGGCCTCAGAGTTTATGAGGTAATACCAGACAACCCGAACTTCCCCGCCGCCGTTATTGCCCTCGACCGTGTGGCGTACGATTCAACGTTCGCCCGTGGTTGCGACAGTTTCGAATTCACGGTCACGCTAGTTGTGGCACGTGCCGACGACCGCAGCGCCCAAAACAAACTGGAAACGTACATAGCCGGAACAGGCGCAACGTCAGTGAAAACCGTTATAGAAGCCGACCCGACATTGGGCGGCGCGGCTATGGACACCCGCGTAACTGAGGCGGCTAACGTGGGAACCGTAAACAACGCCGATGGCAGTTCGTTTTTATTTGTTGACTTTTCAGTGACCGTGACCGCATAAGGACCAAACACCATGGCGTTTATTTCAAGCAACCAAACCCGCATTATTTACGGCACCGACAGCCTGGCCGCATTGCTGCGCACCGTGTCGCCCTCAGCCAATGTTGAAATGCTCGACGCAACAACGTTGAACGACACCGCCAAAACATTCGTGCCAGGCCTCGAAGATTTCACGCTAAACGTTGACGGCCTATTCGACAACGACACCGGCGCCGGCACACCGTTTGCCGATATCACCGCCGCCATTGACGCAACTAGCACAGTGCCAACTTCAGTGGCGCCGTCAGGTTTCGCCGTTGGTAACTCGGTGTGGTTACTGCCCGCCAAAACCATCACGTATGAAGTCACTAGCGCCGTCGCAGACCTGGTGCAGTTCTCAATGTCATTGGGCGCAGCGGAACCGCCACAAATTGGCGTCAGTCTCTCAGACCTCGCCGATATCACCGCAACAGGTAACGGCACCAGCGTTGACAACGCCGCAGGCACCACCAACGGCGGGCGCGCCCACCTACACGTTACGGCCGTCAGTGGCACCACCCCGACGTTGGCCGTAGTTGTTCAACATTCAACGAACAACAGCACCTGGTCAACGCTCGCCACGTTCACAACGGCGACGGCGGCAACGTCACAAACTCTCACGTTTACGGGTACCGTCAACCGATACGTACGCGCCTCATATACTGCAGGCGGGACCAGCCCACAATTCACCTGCCAGGTTTCCCTGGCCCGTAACTAAGGACAAACACTCATGGCATTTGTAGCGGCCAAAAATACGGCTTTCAAACTTGACAACGCCGCAGGCACATTGGTTGACATTTCGGCCTATATCGATTCCGTTGGCGGTATTGCCAACACAACCGACATGGCAGAAACCACCACGTTTGGTGCAACCTCAAAAACTTTTCAGGGCACCCTGCGCAACGGTGACACTATTAGCATTTCGGGCAAATGGGACTCCGCACTCAACACGCAACTGGTCGCACTTCTCGGCCTGGCCACCTCGTCAACTTGGGAGTACCACCCCGCAGGGACCACCGCAAGTTTGCCGAAAGTTTCCGGCGAATGTTTCGTCGCTAGTTATGAAGTATCAAGCGCCGTGGCAGACCTCGTGACATTCTCGGCGTCGCTGCAAATTACGGGCGCCGTCACATGGGGCACAAACTAAAATGCTGACCTGGCAGTTGTCAGTAACAAAAACCGACGGAACGCAGCACACCTACCGAATAGGCGCGCCACATATCGTGGCCTTCGAGCGCCAGTTCGGCATGGGTTTAGGGCGTGCCTTTTCTGAGGACCAGAAAATGGAACACGTACTGTGGTTAGCGTGGACCGCCGACAAACGACAAAACCAAACGGCGCAAACATTCGACGAATACCTCGACACCGTTTCAGACATTGACCTAGACGCAACCGCAAACCCTACCGTCGGGACTCAGTAACCTACCTAGTGGCACAGGTTGCGGTTGAGACAGGGATCGCACCGCAAGCGTTGCTAGACGCCCCTGACGGGGTATTTGAAGCAATGGTAGACGTGCTACAAACAAAGGCTGAGGAGTCCCGCAAACAGGCGAGAAGGTGAACAATGGCCGCAGTACGTAGCGCGGACACAATAAACGTGACAGGTCTAACCGAACTACGGCGCGAGATACGCAAGGCGCAAGCCGCAGGCGGCCCAAACGGCACCGACCAACTAAAAGACCTCAACTATAAGGTCGCCGATTTCGTTATCGGTAAAGCAAAAGGCAAGGCCGGCAGCGTGTCACCAATGGCACGCAAGGCCGCAAACTCAATGGATGCCTCGCGTTCAGGTGTGGCCGCACGTGTCAACGCAGGCGGCGCCAAGTACCCGTTTTTTGGTGGTGCAGAATTCGGCGCCAACTCAAACGTTCGGCGCCTTATCAAAAACACGGGCGGGCGTGCAACCGCAGTGCGCAAAAATGAAAGCCTGTCGAAAGTGCGCAAAAAGGTTGAGGGCCAAACCCTGGCGTATGACCGCTACGGTGGAAGTTCAACGGTACGCAAACGCGCACGCAAGGACTACGGCGCAACCGCAGTGAAGGTGACAGGCGTTCGGGTTGGTTGGAACCAATTTAAAAGGTGGCTCGGAAACGGCGAAGGTGCCGGCTATTTTTTGTTTCCTACAGTACGCGCCAACATTGATGAGATAATAGAAATATACGGCGACGGAATGAACGACATTCTGCGCGACGTTTTCCCTGACTAGGAGTAAAAAATGGCGGGCGCCCGCAGGCTATCTATAGAAATTCTAGGCAACGCTAAAAGCGCCCTTGGCGCGCTCGACGACGTTGGCAATAAGGCCGGCGACATTGGCGGCAAACTTGCCGACTTCGGCAAGAAGGCGGCGCTAGGTCTTGCAGCGGCGACAGCAGGCGCGGCCGTTATCGGCAAACAACTAGTCAACAGCGCGTCAGACCTCGCCGAAACTCAGAGCAAAACGAATGTGGTATTTGGTGACGCCGCCGCGTCGGTTTCAAAATTTGCCGACGGTGCCGCTAAGTCACTAGGACAGTCAAAGACCGAAGCGTTGAACGCGGCGGCAACGTTTGGCATATTCGGTAAGGCCGCAGGTCTAACGGGCGAGGACCTCGGCACGTTCTCAACCGACCTGACAGTGTTGGCTTCTGACCTGGCGTCGTTCTCGAACACGTCACCCGAAGAGGCGGCACTAGCGTTGGGCGCTGCGTTGCGTGGGGAGTCTGAACCGATCCGCAAATACGGCGTCATGCTTGACGATGCCGCCCTCAAAGCCGAGGCGCTCGCAATGGGTATTTACAGCGGCAAGGGGCCGCTAACTACTCAACAAAAGGTACTTGCCGCCCAGGCCGCAATTTTCAAACAGACAACAGATGCACAGGGCGACTTCGCCCGAACTTCTGACGGTGTGGCCAACCAACAACGCATCATGGCCGCACAATTTGAAAACGTAAAAGCCAAACTAGGGAACGCACTCATTCCGGCGTTCTCGGCCGCCATTGGTTTTATTACTGACAAAGTGCTGCCCGTTTTTGAAGGTATCGCCAACGCATTTGAAAAGGGCGGCCTGTCTGGCGTAATTGACATGGTGAAAAGCAAACTGCCCGCCATACAAGAGGCGTTTGTCAAATATGCAGGCGCCGCGTGGGAATGGATAAAAGACGCGTACCCGCCCGCAGTAAAAGCGCTGCTCGGTTTCGTTTATGACGTAGGCCAATGGTTACTAAATACCGGCCTGCCGTGGGTTGCAAAAAAGTTGCAGGAAGGCGCTCAAGCGTTGTGGGAATGGATACAGAAAGCGGCACCACCTGCGTTGCAGCGCCTCGGCGAACTTATCGGCAAACTTGCAAATTGGGTGCTCGATGAAGGCCTGCCCATGTTGGTTGAAAAATTCGTGACACTAGGCACCGCACTTGTGGAATGGATAAAACCAAACATCGTGCCAATGTTGGAACAACTCGGCGAACTATTGCTGGCGATCCTCACGTGGATAGTCACCGACGCAGTGCCCAAAATTGCCGAACAGGCGGTGAAACTTGTCGGCGCGTTGTTGGGTTGGGTTGCACAATTGTTGCCCGAAGTTTTGTTTGGCCTCGGCAAGTTCATTGTTGAACTCGTAAAAAAGATACCTGGCCTATTTGTCAGCCTCGTTTCTACAATGTGGAACGTGGGCACGTCACTTGGCGGCGCATTGTTGGGCGCACTCATTGACGCACTAAAGGGCCTCGGTGAAAAAGGTTTAGCGGTTGGCAAGTCATTTGCGAACGGGATAATTCGTTTCATAAACAACAACGTCATCCGAAACATAAACGACCTACTAGATTTCAAAATTAGTGCACTAGGTGTGACGGTTCATATCAACCCGCCAGACATTCCACCGATACCCGAATTAGCCGCCGGTGGTGTGGTTCGAAGCCCAACCCTGGCCCTCATAGGCGAGGCAGGACCAGAGGCCGTTATTCCACTTTCACGCGGTGCACAATACGGCGTAGGTCCTGCGGGCAGCGGCGGCCCCGTTGTCAATATCACGGTCACTAGCGCGGACCCGCAAGAAGTGGTCAAGGCGTTGCAACGGTACACGCGCAACTTCGGCAAATTGCCTGCGGGTATTGTCTGACATGGCAACAACAACGTGGTCCGTATTCATTGACGGCGTGGACTTTTCTAGTCACGTTCTCTCAATGAATTTTGACTTGGGGCGCCGCACATTTTTTGACGAATTCAACGGCGGCACAATTTCACTGACGTTGCGTAACAACACCAACCAATGTGGCGCAATTGTTCAGAACGCCCAAATTACGATAGACTTCAGCCAGTCTTTTTTTGTGACGGGTATTCAATTCGACGAAGGCGTCACTGACGCCGAGGCTACTTGTACCCTCACGGGCGTTGACTATTTTGCACAACTCGCACAATTACCTTACGGCATGGGCACAGGTGGCAGCACTGCGCCACTGACTGAAATGTATAACTCCTGGATCGCTGCGGGTTATGGACTGCCGTATATGGAACCGCCGCTGACTAGCCGTTCGGTCATTTCCACCGTTGGGCCGCAGTCTGACACCACGTTTGGCAATTGGTGGTCGCTACTCATGCAGGGCGAAATGGGATCGCTAGTAAGCGACCCCGTGACAATGTACCCAATACCGAACGGCTACTACGCGACGTCATGGCTTACGTTTGGGCGTAGTGGTACGGCGGGCATTCCATATTCGAACCTGTCACGAATTGTGGGCACCGAAATTTCGGCCAACAACGTCACCATTGACTACATCACAAGTGCCGCAACGTACGTGATACCTGCCGCAGCCTATAAACGTTCGTACACTCGATACACAACGCTCACCTCAACACTTGCCACGAACCAGGCCGAATTTTTTGCACGTGTGTTGACGGACCCCACCACGATTTCAGGTTCGTTGACGTGGACAGATAAGGCGGCGACAACATTTAACAACGAATCCTTCCTCGGTGGGTTCAATTTTGCGCCCGCCTATATTGCCACCCTTGAATACAAAGTGCCTGGCGGTTCGGCAACTTCTAAACGCATAAAAATTGAGGGCGTGACATGCAACGCCACACCCGCACAAACAACGTGGACCGTGGACTTCACCGACGCCGATTTGTACGATGGTTTTCAACTCGACACAGACACGGCCACCCTCGGCCTGGCAAGGTTCGGCTGGTAATTATGCCTATCAAAACATTTGCGGCGCTCGAATATATGAACGCCACCAATTACAACACGTACTGCCAGAACAACGGCCTGCGGTGGATATTCACCAACACCGTTTCATTGGATTACACATTCACCCAAAATGTTTTCACCACAGAGTTTGACGCGTACAGGATAATTATTAGCGGGTGGAAACCCACATCGGCGACCGACTCACTGCTTATGCGTTTTCGTACCTCGGCGGGTCAATACACGGCGGCGAATTATTACTGGTCATACAACGGCGTGGTGTGGGCAACTAACGGCGCCATCGGTAACAACGCGTCACCCTCAACTAATTTTCAAATTACGCAAGGCGCTAGCAATAGGGACCACGGCGTCACAATTGACGTGACCAACGTTCGGACAAGTGGCAAGCCGCACATATCGTGGCAGGCAGTGGACACGGTGAACTTGTGCAACCGTGTTGGCGGCGGTTTCATCAACAATGCTGCCGACTACACAGGTTTCGACTTGTACGCATTTAGCGGGAATACGCACACCTGCAACGTGTCGGTCTACGGATACAGGAAGGCATAGCGTGGCAACTAAAACATTTACGCAGGCACAACTAACTGCTAGCGACGTCAACACGTTTGCCCTCAAAGGTGACACGTGCATCGCGTCGGTTCCAATTACGGCGGGCCAAATTGTCAACTGTTTTGGCAGTGACTATGAAAACTACAAAATAGTAGTTAGCAATTTTTTTGCGACAGCGGACTGCTACCTATGGATGCAGTTAGGTGATACCGGCGGCAGTTTTTGGGCGTCAGGAAATTACAACAGCGGCGGCGCATATCAGGCCTACACAGGCGGTGCTATCACTACTTACGGTTTCAACGTGCAACCATATTGGCAATTATGCGCAGGCGGAACAGCGGCTACAGGTTTTCCAAACAGCGCGTACGTCAACATTCAAGTGCCGAGGCCGTCAACCACAAGAGCGGCGTACTCGGCGCAGTCCACGTTGCATTTTTCGGCGGGTATCTATTCCTGGTATCACATGGGTAACATTTTGACGCAGTCACTATGGGACAGTATTAGGTGGGGAACAACAGCGG